TTTAGGATGGTATGTAGTTTATCTGTGCCTTTATTTCTGCCAAGTGTAGACCTTGCACCGTCATGTAACGGCTTGGGCCACTTGCCGATATCAACCCAGGCATACCCGGCACTTTCATCGTTTAACGTAGGAATAAACTCACTCGGCACAACAGCAACGAAACTGTAATACATAAAGTTTTTGTTTCTACTTTGATAAACATCTATAGGATTTAATTTTTGTAGTTCTGGAACGAACCCAATTTCTTCTTCTAATTCACGTTGTATACATTCAAATGGAGTCTCACCATTATCAATCATGCCACCCCAAAAACCCCAAGTATTCTTATGACGCTTATCACTATTCCTTAATTGGAATAAGCATCGTCCAGTGTCTTTAGCAAGAAACAAAACTCCTGCTCCAGCAATCCCTTCGAATGTTTTTACAGGTTCAGTTTCCAATATCCTGGGTTGTACTGACCTTCGTGTGTGCTTGTCCATGAGGCGTTCTCGTATTTGTATTGTTTGTTTGTGTATAAGTTTTTAACGTATTGTACTGTAGTTTGAGCACTAGCATCAAGCGATACAATCCATTTAGCACCATCGTATTCTATAATATCGTGAACATCTGCATTAAAGATGCCCCAGTTGTCTCCAACAATTTCATTAGTAAGCAAGTATCGTTGTCCAGTTGCAACTGCAACTAGTGTGCCGTCTCCTGGATAATTATTAAGCGGATTAACAATTCTTGTTACATCAGTTTGTGTTGTACTAGGCAATGTATCACTGTCTAATGTGAACACTAACTTAGCAGTATCTGTCACTGACCTGACAATAGTTCCTGTGATTAACGAGGCACTTTCAAGGTCATTATTGATATTTAATTGTAGTGTACTTCCAGCCGTTAACGGAATATCTGCAAGGTTTACAGCATTCGAGCCAGCAGATCCACTGCTAGTTTGAGGTGCTAACACTTCTAATAAGTCATTCCAATTTGCTTTCACGGTAGTTCCGTCATCGTAAACACTTTGAGCTGGAGTACCAGTTGGAGCACTTTTAAATAGTGTTGCTTCAGCACCATCTATACTTACCCAATAGTTATTTGGTGTAATAGTTTGAATTTCCATATCACCGTCTATGGTTCTAAAGAAGTCGTAAATATCTGAATCGTACCCTAAGTCGCCTGTGCTATCTGTCTTGTACACATTAGCAGTAATAGAGTTAATAATTTTTTGACGTTTAACTGCCGCCGGCGGACTTAGCCATATAGGCATAACAAATGTCAGCGTAGCAACATCGAGCGTTTCATCGACACCAGCTGGAATACTTCTATTACTCCACTGTATATCAGTTAATTCAACTTCGAATATATTAGCCCAATCCAACGGATTTGAGTTTTGTTGTAACTGCAAACTTGGATTGAATAATATTAAAATTTGTTCTAACAACTGTAGTTTCTGGTCAGTATTACTACTCCAAATATCTACTTGCATTGTTAAGTTGTAAGGTACAGGCATTATTCTGTCTGTACTATATAAGTTTCCTTTTCCAGTGCCGTACGTTGAAGTATTAGTATCGTATGCCCTTTCAGCCACTTGCACTTTGGAAACTAGTGTTGGATCTTGTGTCCTGTCTCTAGCAATTAATAAACTTTGTATACTACATGCAATAAATGGAGTGCTGTTAATCATGTTCTCGCCACCCTTAGTAAGGATGTGAGCAACCATTCGGCTCATGTCTGAATATCTAACAGGAGCTTTGTTATAATATGTAACACCGCCACGTTTACCTTCGGAAACTTTAAATTCACCAAAGATCCGCATGAACTGTAGTAAGTATCTTCTTACCTGTGCGTCATAAAAATAATCCATATTTGCCATACTAGTCTGCCTTCGGTTTCACTATTTTACTGAGATTAGTTTTAACTGAATCAGTTGTACCATCAGTATTAATTCTTTGGTCATCATTGTTAACAAACGAAGTAAGTATCTTGTTAGCCGCCGACCATGCCTGTGTCTTATCATCACTAACCCTACGCCAAACACTCAAGTTCTTTAAGAATAATCTGTGCGGTGAAAAGTCTGTTCTTAGGAAGTAATCGCCTTCGTTTGCATCTGCCGGGAATGTTGCGCCACTGCCAACTATAACTGCTCCGTTTGGAGGAGTGCCATCGACATTAGGAAGATAAATTCCAGGTGCGTCACCTTCTACATACAAATGACCACCAGCTACATAGTCTGCATCATACGGTGTTTCAGCCGCCGCCAATGCTTGAACTTTATCTGATATAGCAATTTCTGTGCTGTAAGTACTTAATATATTTCGTAAATCGTCAGCACTTTCACCAGTGCCAAGTATATCTCTGTACTCTGGACTGTCTGTTATGTTAGTTAGTTTCACTCTCCACAAGTGGGGCCACCATCTTGCATCGTAGCCTTCTGCTGGTCTGCCTGCATCACTAACAACAAAATATCTATTAACGGCTTCACCGCCACCAAGTAATAAGTCATCTCGTAAATGAGGTAGCTCAACAACATCACCTGCCATTAAACGTCTGCCTAATAAACTAGCTAAGGTATTCATATGGAAAGTCATAAACAATGAGTCATTGTTAACAAACAGTCCAAACTGTGTTAAGTCAAACTCTGGATCACCGGGAGTATAACTGCCACGTAATTCGTAGATATCAGTATCATACTTCCTGTCTCTGTTTTCTAAAAACAGTACATCTTGTATATACAAGTCTCCTGTTCCGGTACTTGCAGTGGTGTCATCAGTGTATGTTCCTATGTATTTGTGTACATAGACTCCTGTTCCACCCGCGTTGATATTCTCGGCAATAATTCTATCTTGAAAATCATAGTCGTTTGTTTTGTTCTTGTTCCATAAACTTAATCTAGGCATAGCAGTATTTATCACTTTCTAAAGTTCTTGACACAAGACGTGATAACTACTATAATGTCTACATACGGAGAGTTGGCTGAGTGGTCGAAAGCGCCTCCCTGCTAAGGAGGTATATGGGTAACTGTATCGAGGGTTCGAATCCCTCACTCTCCGCCACTTACTTAACTAGCTGATGTAATTAAACTAGCCATAAAGCCTATTATACCACCACATGCTGTTATGCCCACAGCAATAGCACCCATATCAAACCAGAACCTTCTAGACTCTGCCTTGAGCGTTGCCGCCCGCATTCTAGCTTGTTGGATTGCTCTGCGTTCTTTCATCATATCTTCATAGAACCCAGCTTGTCCTGAATATATTAAAAACTCTCTGAGTTCCTTCTCAAGATTTGCCATTTTATGTTTGGCGGCTGTTATTTCTAGTGCCTGTGCTTCTACACTACTGCCACTGAATAACTTTTTAATCATTGGTTGATTTTGACCGTATTGGCTAGCACCTATTATCTGATCCTTAGCATCAAAGAACTTACCAAAATATCCAGCAACATCTTCTATTTCTCGACCCGCCGCGACTGCTCGTTGAATGCCCTTGAAGGCGGCATTTGCCAGGCTAATTGCCCCTGCTATCTCTATCATGTGCGTCTCCTACGACCCGTATGACCTACAATAGTACTTATCTAAACCACAAATACCGGTAAAAAACGGTTGACTTACCAGCAAAATACTGTATAATAGTATACATATTAACGCAAAGAGGCAGTAGTTACATGGCATATTACACTCATACAGCAGATCCAATAGGCGTTTTCACTGAAAAAGAATACGGAAATTACTTTGAATTTAGTAATAATCCAGATAATTTTGCATTTTGCGAAGACCACCCACATGTTGTATGGGTAGGATCTCATGGAGTTGGGGGAGATAGCGGACGCCGTTATGCTACTGTTAAGAAGACAGTTGCTTATGTGGTAGTTGGTGAAGACGAGTTTGGACTTCCTGTTGTTGAGAAGTGGAATATCAAACAGCGTAAAGATTATTTCGTATAACAGACAAGCACATTAACTCTGTGCTAGTAGTAAGTTGTTCCTTCTATGATAGAACTTAGGGTAGTTCCTAAGAATTGGAACACGATGACAGTAGTCCGTACACTTGGGTACGATAGTTTGAAGCGGTGGAGAACTGAAGATCTCGGTTCCGGGAAGCTGTTAAAACACCAATACTTATTTATGAGTTAGTGGTCTAATGGTAAGATGCAGGTCTCCAAAACCTTGCGATTGGGGTTCGAATCCTTACTAGCTCGCCAAATTGAAATAGGATAGATGTAATGACAGATACAGATTATCGTATGATACGCAATGCAATGAGAACCCCAGACGGCACATTATTGCAAAGCCGACACCGGCATGATTATGTTACTCACAAGGATAAGAACGGCAACGAGTACATGGTTGATGGTGGATTAAGTTATATTCGTTCCAGTGCCAACGGTGACGAAGAATTGTTGACCGTTACACTTGCAGATTCTCATGAACAGGTTAGAGAGTCATGTGATTGGGGAACATATGGCATTGCCGGCGATCAACCGCTGTCATATATTACTTTGTGTGACATGACCACTGACCACATTGAAGCAGTCATTAAGAATGTGCCGTCAATCAATCCAGCAATTAAAATTGCTATGCAGAACGAGTTGGAGTATCGCAATGACAATGCCAAATGAAAGGTGTAATGCTGTAAATAACACAAGGCAGTTCCTTGTAGACTTAATGGATCCCAAGAAAACTCCACGAGTACCGAGTGCTGTACGAAAAGAAGCATATCGTTGCCTAAAGCATTACCCTGGTGAATATCATATGGAAGAGGCGGAAAAACAAGCACCTAAAATATTTGGGGATTGGAATAGTGGATTATAATCCCGACAACTGGGTAATATTAAAGATCAAAGAAGGCAAAGGTACATTCCCCTTCTACAAAGTTCTAGCAGGATGGAGTGGTGGTTACTTAGATGGTGACAGTTGGCGAATGAACAGTGGTATTACTCTTGTGTTTGATCGTGAAGATGAAATTCATTTTCATGGTGAAAGCGGATCACTCTACAGATGCCACAAAGAAGGTTATGGTTTGCGTATGAATAACGCAGGTGTTTATAATCAGTTAATAGAGCAACAACAATTCAAAGGTCAAGTACAAATGATGCCAGAAGATACTGATTGGATGAAGTTAGTATGATTAGTTATAGCACAAACTGGATGGGTCCAGTAATGAATCGTTGGTACGAAGAACGAGGCATACCTTTCGAGTTGCGAAAGACTTCTGGTAAGATACTACCAGTAATGGAGTACAAACAATTTCTTGAATCCTATTCATGTGGACGTATTGATATCTATGGACTTGATGAAGACGCATATTGGTGTGGTAAATCCGAATATAGTGTTGCTCCTATGCGTACAGAAGATTGGAATGCATTAAGTGAATGGTTATATGGCTTTGAGTCTAAAGAGCTTGTATCAAAAGACTCTCTCATAGAACAATTTGAAAATGATTATGGTAAAAAGATAAGGTGGTGGAAGAACTAATGAAAATTAAAATAGGCAAGTATCCGAACCATAGATGGTATCATAACTTTCTATACGAAAAGTTTGGTATTGGTAATGAGCCTAAAGTATCTGTGCATATAGATGACTTCGACACTTGGAGTATGGATCATACCCTTTCATATATCATTGAGCCAATGCTCAAGCAACTCAAATTAACCAAGCATGGTGCTCCTTATGTGTACCCTGAAGATGTCCCGGCAGAGTTGCGTCCTACTAAAAAAGAACTAACAGCATACACTAAAAATGGTGAGACTGATAACAAGTTCTTTGAGCGTTGGGATTGGGTAATGGATGAAATGATCTTCGCCTTTGAGAGCAAACATAACGATTGGGAAAATCAATTCCAAATTGATGAGATTGTCGCCCTTTGGGATTGGGAAGGACGTACTGCATACCAAGAACGTATTAGTAACGGCTTTAAACTATTCGGCAAGTACTACGAAAATTTATGGGATTAATATGATAGAAATTTTCGTGTATGCGTTCGGGTGTGTTGTGTTCATAGTCTGGATCATAATCAAAGGAGAAGAGGACGAGTAGGGTATAAATACATGTGCTGTAATACAAACTATATATCGGTAATGATATATTACACATACACATGTATTGCACGGAGATAGAAATGGTAAAAGCAAAAAAAGTTGCAAAAAAAGTCGAGTCAATTAATAAATTCGGTCCGCAAAAAGATTCAAAAGGACACTATTGGTTCGAATACGTTGGTAAAAACGTACAAGCAAATGCAGAACAAATTAGTAAAAACATTAGAAAAAATTCTGAACAAATAGGTAAAAACATAACTGCTAACGCTAACTCAGTTGGCGATAGAATGAAAGCATACTTAAATAGAAAAATATCTAAGTAACAACATATTTACTAAGAGCTCATTGTATGGGCTCTTTTAATTTCTGGGGATGTAGCTCAGTTGGGAGAGCGGTTCCCTTGCACGGAACAGGTCGTAGGTTCGATCCCTATCATCTCCACCAGGTATTAAGACAAGGATAAACATTGAACATAGAAACTGTAACATGGGTCCATCATTGGACAGACAAGACTTTTAGTTTTAAGACCACACGAAGCCAAACTTTTCGTTTTATAAATGGCGAGTTTGCTATGATTGGATTAAAAGGAGAAGAGGAAGGATCACGTCCTTTAATTAGAGCATACAGTATTGCAAGTGCAAACTATGAAGACGAGTTAGAGTTCCTTAGTATTAAGGTACCGGACGGACCTCTTACAAGCCGTCTACAGCATTTAAAAGTTGGAGACGAAATAGTAGTAATGCCTAAGACAACCGGCACACTAACGATTGATAACATAACTAAAGCAAAGAATTTAATTTTACTTTCAACTGGAACAGGAATTGCACCCTTCCTAAGTATAATCAGAGACCCTGATACATACGATAAGTTTGAAAATGTTACATTGGTACACACCACACGAACACACGCAGAGCATACTTACACTGACTTAATGGCAGAATTAGCAGAAACATTTCCACTTAAATATTACGACACTTGTACCCAAGAAGATTATGTACGTTCAGGACGCTTCTGGGAACATGTAAATAATTTTACAGATGGAGGCTTTAATAAAGATACAGATCGAGTTATGGTGTGCGGAGGCCCAGAGATGAATTACGAGTGTAGAGATTTTCTCGAAGAGCATAATTTTCAAGAAGGAAATTTAGGTGAGCCGGGCGACTTTGTGTTAGAACGTGCATTCGTAGACTGATAAATATACATATGACAGAAGCAACAAAACATGTACCGGATCTAACGTATACAGATTTTACCTTAGAGTTGTATAAGCAATTCCATAACCAGCCTGGTTTAATTAATCCTTTTAAAAACATCGAAGTAACACATACACCTGTACAGGTTTTATTGTTCACAGACTCACCTGGCTGGGGGAACCTGCATCCATTACAATCTATGAGCGAAACTACTATCGACCATCACGGTATAAAACGTGATGGATTAACTCGTACAACAGGTGTAAATGATGTAGACAAATGGAAAGACGGTAGGTATGACAGATCAAATTTTAATACAAGTAGAGCAATGGGTGTGTATAAACTAGCACACGAATGCAGAGAGCATGGCTTTACAGTTCAAGTTATAGATAACATGTTTCATTTAGACATCGAAACAACAAAACGAGTTATAGACAAGTTTGTAGGTAAAGAAACTTTAATGTTAGGAGTTAGTAGCACATTTAGAAGTTTTCAATTACTATCACAACGACCATCCATATCAAACTTTGATCCGTTTGAAGGGTTTGACCGAGAAGAAAAAGACGAATGGATAAAAGACTTAACAGTTACTCGTAAACATTTCTTTTCAACTGGTGCAAAAGGCGACAAGATACTAGGCAAATATATACATGATATAAATCCTAATGTAAAATATATTATTGGCGGAGCAAACGTTACTGCACAATATTCGCATCCAGATCCTAACGAAAAAGGTTTAATGGACTATGTGAATTTAGGATTTGGCGATGTAACAATGCCACAAATATTACAACACCTTAAAGATGGCGGCAAAGCAGACCATTTACCCACAAATAAAAATAAGGTAATGGTAACTGCTGATGGCGAAAGTAAGTTAGACATAAAACATTCAACCCAAGTGTGGCAATCAGAAGATTTAGTCCAACGTGGCGAAATATTACCCTTGGAAGTTGCTCGAGGATGTATATTTAGATGCAGTTTTTGTTCTTTCCCACTGAACGGCAAAGCTAAAGGCGAAGCAGTAAGAGATTTCAGTTATATCAGAGAAGAACTAATAGAGAATTACGAAAAGTATGGTATAGAAGATTATTGGTTAACAGATGACACGTTTAATGATGACCATCAAAAAATGATTGACTGGCATGCAATGACACAGACGCTTCCATTTAAATTAAAGTGGAGTTCGTACATTAGATTAGATTTAGTATACATGAATCGTAAACATAATCCACCACAAGCACAGTTAATTGCAGAAAGTGGTTGCAGACTGACAAACTTGGGTATTGAAACAACTGATCCTGAATGTGCTAAAGATATTGGCAAAGGATTAAACCCAAATATACAATTTGCATATTTGAGAGAGTTAGCAGACGGCTATTGGAAGGGCATGACATTTATGAGCGGTATGATAGCCGGTCTACCCAGTGATACTAGGAAAACTCTTAACAAGATGAGTAAGTTTTTACTTTCAAAAGACAATCCTTTACATACTATTAACATGAATCCGTTGTATATTAGAAAAACTGATGATGATGCTCACTATTTTACTGAACTTAGTATAAGTGAATTTAGTGCTAACTGGAAAGAGCATGGATATGAGTTCACAGAGTTTGATAAAAACGGTGAAGAAATACCAATGGATGCTAGAGGCACGTTAATGAAAAGTACGCTGAGTTGGAAAAATAGAAATGGGCTAACATTTTACGACATAGTAAAGTATGCCATGAAGTTTAACAATAGATTAACTTCAGCAAACAAACATGTATCAAGTCCATTATTTGTTGCACACGGATTACCGTACCACGATGAAAGATTAGCCGCTCCAGGCGAGCTATACGATGAACAAAACAACTTTTATTTCAATTATAAAGAATATTGTAAAGTAAACGATTACTTTTACAAATTATTTACGGAAAATCACACCCACTACTACAGGAAATAGTTAAATACTGGTATGGAACTACCGCACAGACACCCAATTGCATTAATAGACTCGCATAATATATTAGATGACGAGAATGTTGTTGCAACATATACTATCCAAGCAGACCATCCAGTCCTAGAAGGACACTTCCCACACATTAAAATATGGCCCGGGGTGTATCTCATCGAAGGTATGAATCAGTGTGCTGGATTACATGCATTACATTTAGCAAAAGACAAAATTAGCGAAGTTGGACATAGTGGATATGTTACTTTTGTTACCAGTGTAGATAGAGCAAAATTTAGAACTCCAGTATTCCCCGGAGACCAATTAACACTCACAGCCAAACTTATTAAACGTAGAAGAGACCACATTTTTTACTCTTGTGAGGTCTGGAAAAACGATAAAGTGTGTGCAAGTGCTACAATCGGACTCACAGCCAAGCAACTTTAGTAAATGACGTCAAAATAACCTATTGACATTCCTTTTTTGTGGTGCTATACTAACTACCAATTAAGAAGGAGATAAAAATGTCATCAGAAATAATGATTATAATAGGCTTGTTTATAATAGCAAATTCATATTTTAGTTACAAAGCAGGATTTAGAGAAGGTCAATTCGTAGGGATTGCCGGACTTGCACTTACACTAAAGATTCACAATATTCTAAAAGACAAATCTACTATACATAACTATGAACTGTTACCGACAGCTATTAAGCAAGTGTTGGAAAATCCAGAAGCAGTATTAACAGAGAGTAAATAATTTTGGCAAAGCGAAAAGCAAAGAACGTATACTTTACACCAGAACCCGAATGGAAGAAATACGCCGACATAGTCGATCCTGAAAAACAATTAAAAAGTTTTCGAGACTGCGAGTATTTTGCTAGGACTGAAATCGCAGACAAGAAGAAAGTAGAGCTAACTCGAATTTGGATTAAAGAACAATCCAATTGGGACGAAGCAGATATTAAAGCAATCCTTAAAAACCCAGATTGGGTATTTGGAGCTTCAGCAACTAACTTTTATATTGCTCATAAGATAGGGTTTATGCCAGAAGCGGTATTAGTGCATATTAATACGAGACGGGCTGACTGGATAGAGGCAGGCAACAAGATTATTGAAGAGAAAAAAGAAGCAACTGCTGAAGCAAAACTAAAACCTGTTATCTCTATACAACAACGAATGCGAGAGCAAGTAGAAAACTTACAAGGTGATTGGGAAGGTAAACTAGATGACTTTATAGCCGGCACACAAACACTACCAGACTTCGACCCTTATCAAGATATGCTAGTGTATGCTGGAGGAGTAGTTAAGCCGGCCCATGCAAAAATTATTAGAGATAGTGTTGAGCCCCAAATAGCTGAAGCACATGAAATTATTGCTTGGGATTGTGACCAAATTAAAGAAGGCTATTCATTTATGACACCCAAGTTTCGTAAAGAATATCTTAAATGGTTTCAAAAGATTCAAACAGCATGTGATACATTAATTGAAACAGGTAAAACAACTCGCAAGCCTAGAAAGAAACGTTCAGTAAGCAAAGAAAAAATGGTTACTAAACTAAAGTTTCAGGTAAACGAAAGCACATTAGGAATTGCAAGTATATCTGCAGAAGAAGTAGTGTATGCCAATGAAGTTTGGGTATATAATACTAAGTCTAGAAAGATAGGGGTATACAAAGCAAGTCATCCGGATCCTAAAAACATGAAAAGAGAAGGTGCTGGCTTAAAAGTTAAAGGTACTACTATCATTGACTTCGATGCAAAGACTAGTGTACAAAAAACATTACGCAAACCAGCAGACCAAATGCCTGTATTTAAATCAAGTGCTAAGACTAAATGTCAAAAGTTCTTTGAAGAAATTAAAGCAGTAGAAACATCACTCACCGGACGCCTAAACGATACTACAATCATTCTTAAAGCCTTTTAATAGCAAAAAGTGATAAATAGTTGTATGGCAACTAGAATCGATCAAATAGGTTACAACGACAGACAAGAAATTATTGAAGAGATATCTTTAAGACTTGCTGACGGCATGGTGGACGTTGAGTTAGACAGAGCCCATTACGACATAGCAATTAACAAAGCACTTCAAAAATATCGTCAACTGAGCAGTGGTAGTGTAGAAGAAGCAGTTATTTTTATACAAACTACAGCAGGTGTAGTAGAATACACCCTTCCAGATGAAGTAATTGACGTCAAACGATTATACAGACGTGGTATAGGTACAAACAGCGGCGGCGGAACAAACTTTGATCCGTTTGATGTTGCGTTTAATAACATGTACATGCTACAAGCAGGGCAAATAGGCGGACTAGCAGTATTTGATGCTTTTGCACAGTATAAAGAAACAATTGGTCGAATCTTTGGTAGCGAATACAACTTTACCTTTAATAGAAATAGTAAGCAACTTACTATATTACGAAATGTTAACCATGCAGAAGATATTGCAGTAGGTGTAAACAATTTTATACCTGAAAGTGTATTGATTAAAGATGTGTATGCAAGTGACTGGTTAAGTAACTATGCACTAGCACAATCTAAACTAATGTTAGGTGAAGCAAGAAGTAAGTTTACAGGTGGACTACCAGGCCCAGGTGGAGCAATACAGTTAAATGGTGATGCTCTTAAAAATGAAGCACTCTCAGAACTAGAGCAATTAGTAGCCGGCATCCATAATATGGAAGAAGGAAATTCCCCTCTAGGTTTTGTGATGGGATAAAGATTTTGTATACTCCGAACGGATGTTACATTGATTTAGATTTACCCTTACCCATTACAGCAGATGAATTATTCGATGAAGTCGATTTTGAGTTCATTAATTGCAAACACCCAGAACAACACAATTTATTTTTCGAAGCATTCAGTACAACAAACATTTTTTGGAATCTTCCTCAAGGTGGCCCAACTCCAGACGGCACACTTGGGTATATAACCAATCCAGAAATAGTTCAAAGACTCACAGAATACTACCACTTACATTTTGCTATTGATATATTAAATTGGCACCCAGCTTCAAATGTCCCAACTATATCACCGTTTTCTGTAGTAAAATTCTCCGAGTCATCGCAGTATCATAAAGAAGGAGCGAGTGCCAATCGCCATCACATAGACTCCGACGAATATAAATCTACCTTCTTCGCCAGATTCCCCTATTGTGTCAACTTTAAACTAATTGGAAATGTTGAAGACTCGTCAGTACATTTTGGCGAGCCATCAGACGATTTGGTCCAAGAAGAAAAGTTTTTAGAAAAAAAGTTGTTAAATAACACTAAGCGAAGATTAGAAACACACCAGCATCCAGAAAACTATATCGGCGGTGCCCGAAGACGCCAGGCAAAGTCAAAAAAATATGACTTTGGTGTATTTTATGGCAGGACAGGATTCCATTCTGATATAGAAGAACAAGAATTATTAACAACAAAAGTTGAACGTAAAGGAAACTACCAACCATTCATAATAAATGTAGAAGAATGGCACAAAGTTTTATTACATACGCAAGACGAGGCACGAGTAACATTAAGATTCATGGGATCCGAACGTTATAAGTTTAATGAATTAGAAGAACTACAAAAAAATAAAAAATTATTGGCAAAGACAAAATGAGCGACAACCACTTTCAATTACCATCCTCGGAGCTAGATCCAATTTTTACTTTTGCTAAAGATTGTTTTACTCGTAGCTACGAACGTTTCACTGGAGATGTAAATGAATTTAATCGAAACGGTAACAATGATTTCTTTATAACCGAACATGCGATGGGCTACATATACCTGTGGAAAACAGGTGTAATAAACAAGTTAGTTAAAGACCTCCAAAATAAGTTGACAATTCCGGTACATGACGTTATAATTTTACATACACCGGCCTACGGTTCATACCAATGGCATAATGAAGGAATGGAATATACTGACAATGCACCAGAGCAATACAGAAAAGCCGTTAGAGCAACAAGACGCTCAGTTGCACTTAACTATCCAGTTTCGGAGTCAGACTTGTCTAACAGTAAAGTTGAATGGGCCCAAGCCAGTGATAGGGTAAGCGAATTGTTAATAGAAGGATACAGTAACATAATGGATAGCGTTGGACTAAATCCTCCACAAGCAATGATAGAAAGCCATATAAGATTACGTTCTGCTACAATGCCAGATTCAGATATAACTGACATGGCTGAAATGCTATATATCACACATGATAGTGGCGAAGGTGTAAGAATTAAATCAGGGCACAGTATTGTGTATGATAATCATGATGAGTTACTTACTAAAGTAGATGAGTATTACGGAATGCCAGTACCTACATTAATAAGAACGAATCAGTGGCACAGGATAGATAACACTCAGGTCGAGGAAGATAGAAATATGGGATCAATAAGTTTTGATCCAGATTATTCATACTTCGATATTAAGAAGTTAATTATGGATAACGAGTTTATAAAATGATAATAGGAATAACTGGACTAATAGGATCGGGCAAAGATACTGTTGCAAACTTTTTTGTTAATAGAGGATGCCTGCAGGATAGTTTTGCTTCACCACTTAAAGATGTGTGTGCTTCTATATTTGGCTGGAATAGAACAGACTTAGAAGGCGACACAACCGATAGTAGAGATTTTAGAGAAACTCCGGATATGTTTTGGACACGCAAATTAGGTATAGACAATTTTACTCCCAGACTAGCATTACAACTTATGGGTACTGAAGTAATGCGTAACCACTTTCATAAAGATATATGGATTGACAGTTTAGAATATAGAATGCGTAGAGCAGAACAAGACCACCCATGTGTTGTTATTAGTGATACTAGATTTACAAACGAGCTAGATTTAATTAAACGTTTAGGTGGAGTTGTGATTAATGTTGAACGTGGCGAAAAGCCTGAGTGGTATAAAACGGCTACTAACGCCAATACTGGGCATGTACCATCACAACACATGATGCACACCCGATATAAAGATGTGCATTTAAGTGAATGGAATTGGATCGGCTATGACTTTGACCACATAATTACAAACGACGACACGTTAGACATGTTACAAACTGATGTAGACTTTTTACATGAACTTATTACAGCAAACGATAACGAAAACACATGAACGACACTGATCCCGATTGGCTGTTAAGATATTCGCATATTGCGAAAAACGTAGATGAATTCATTAATCATCCGCTTATGCAACAGCCAAAGATAAAAGAATACATAGAAAAAAATGATATATTATTCCTAGACGATTCCGAGTTCGGCGCCAACGAAATAGCGGACATAAACAACATAGACTATATTCAAGATATTAAGCACATGTATGATGTAGTTAAAGACAAATCAGTACTAGAAATAGCATGTGGTAATGTTCGTTTTATAAAAGGGATATACAATGCATATGGTATTAAATCGTTTACAGGAGTAGAACCGTATGAACAATGGTGTAACGGAGGCTCAGTACAACTTACAAAATCTGCTAACTTCAAATGGGATATGGTACATAGTAGGTATGAGGATTATGTAGTAACAGAAGTGCCAGATGTAGTTGTTTGTTGTGGATTATTATATCATTTAAGTAGTCCATTTCATTTGTTGGAATGGCTAGCTAATACCAATGCTGAATATATAATACTTGAAACAACTGGAACTGTAGAACACACCTCTGGTAAAGGCACTACTCAAAATACTATGGAAAGAGTTAATGCTCAAATAAGTGAAGCAGGTGGACTTAAAGAGTGGATACAAGGCACCGATTTCCGCAATACAATTTATAGGCTTGGCTATGAGAAAACAGATGCGCCTGGTAATTCTTTCCATAATACATTACGGAGTGTCCCATTCATGTTGCACGGAGTAGGAAATGACGTGATAGTATTATCATTCTCAGAAATGGGGTATGACCTAGACGCATCACATGAACGTTATGATAGTCTTGAATTCAGCAAAATGACTACTACTACATATCGCTTTAAACGTAACGATACAACAAAATAAATCGTATTTATCAAAACCTTCCAAATTTCTTGTACCCCGCCTTGTAATAATACCTTTTCTACGCTTTTTTGATAAATATTCGTATAATTAGATTCATATACCAAAGGAGAATATAATATGGCTACATTAGTATCACCAGGTGTTTCCATTAGTGTATCAGACGAATCGTTCTATGCCGCGGCAGGAACAGGATCAGTACCGTTAATAATTATAGCGACTGCACAGGACAAGAAAACTCCTGACGGTTTAAGTACTGCGTCAAATACAACTAAGTTAGGAGCTGGAAAATTAAAACTTATTACTAGTCAACGAGAATTGCTACAAACATATGGTAACCCATTGTTTCATAAAAGTGGTTCAGTTGCACTAAACGGATATGATCTCAACGAATACGGGTTATTAGCCGCACACAGTTTCTTAGGACTTGCCAACAGAGCATACGTTTTAAGAGCTGACATTGACTTAGGCGACCTTAAAGCAGACAGCAAGGCACCAACTGGCGCAATCGCAGACGGTACTTACTGGCTTGACACTACAAGTTCTTTATTAGGACTTAGAGAATGGTCAGGTACAGCTTGGACTAAAAAATCAGTATCAGTTGTAGATTCAACACAAATAGATTCCGGAACAGCAGGACCTAAAAGGTCATTTGGATTAAATGGCGACTATGCCGTTGTAGCCAATACAGCCGCTGGCGGAACAGCAACACAAGTAAAATATTACGAAAAATACAGTAATGACTGGTACCAAGTTGGTACTGCAAGTTGGGTTAGTGCTACTAGTAGCGACTTCCAATTTAAAACTCATTTAGCTGTGCCTACATTACAGTCAGACGGAGTTACATCTCTTTCTACAGGTGATGTTTTCATTCAAACTACTACACCAAACACTGGTGCAAGTTTAAGTGTTAAGAGCTACAGCTTATCAAAGAAAACTTTCAGTACAGTAAGTACTCCATTATACGCTACAACAGACTTGGCATATACCGATATTGGTATGGCTAACGTTGCTGTTGGAAGTCTTGTAGGAATTACAGGCGGAACTGAAGCAGAAGTTGATTTAAAAAGACATAACGGAACTAAAACTGTTATCGCAACGAGCACAGCTATTTCTAGCTTAGACGTTTCAGGTAACTCTAGCTTTGATATTGTTTATAACGGCACAACTGTTGTTGTAACATTAGCTGGTACTATATCAGGAACTCCTGCAACTTCAACAGCCGATGATGCTATTTTTGACATCAACGCGGCATTGGCGGCGGCAAGTGTTACTGAAGTAATAGCAAGTTCAGGTACAGTAACTAATACAGTTGTACTAACTTCAAGCACTGGTAGAGATATTAAATTGCAAAGCAACCACGCAGACTTTGGTCCAAGTTCAGTAGGATTTGGCGCACAGGCAGTGGCGGCTAGCATTACATATACTAACTTTGCGGCACTAAGCTATCAAGCAAGTAAAACTACATTAACTGGTACATTAGCACAAGGTACATATTGGTACAATGCTACTGTTTCTAACACTTCAATTGATATGTTAGAGCATAACGGCTCAACTTGGGTAACTTTAACAAAAGACTTCCAAGCTAAAGCAACTGCTCCAACATTACAATCAGACGCAACAGCACTAGTGGCTGGTGATGTATGGTTAGATTCAGACGATACTGAAAACTTCCCTTCCCTGAACAAATGGTCAGGAACAGCTTGGGTGGCAGTAGTTGGATCAGATCAAGTAACAGCAGACGGTGTTGTATTTGGTGACTTCAGACAGTCAACTGCAGGTTCTTTAGATGCTGACGCTCCGGCGGCTAGCAAATACCCAAGTGGAATTTTAGCTTGGAACAAAAGAGCTTCAGCTGGTAACGTAAAAGAGTACAAACTCAATTACACACCTGCTTCAACAAACATTGGTAATGTTTGGGTTGATGCTTCTGGAAACAAAGCAGACGGTAACATGTTTGGACTAAGAAAAGCAGTACATAACTTAGTTAAAACTAAAATGCAAGGCGCAATAGCATCTAATGATGACATTAGATCAGAAGTTAATGCGTTTAATATTATAGCGGCTCCAGGTTTTCCTGAAATGCTAGACGAGATGATTACACTAAGCACAGACAGAAGAAATACTGCCTTTGTAATTGGTGACAGTCCTTTCAGACTTAAAGCAGACGCAACTAGTACTACTGCATGGGCAACCAACAGTGGTAAAGCAAGTGAAAACGGCGAAGACGGACTTGTTTCAAGTTCACCTTACGCGGCTATTTACTACCCTAGTGCATTAACAACTAACCTAGACGGAACTAACGTAGTTGTTCCTTCAAGTCATGTTGCTTTAAGAACTATTGCATATAACGATAACGTTTCTTATCCTTGGTTTGCACCAGCTGGCTTCCAAAGAGGACTAGTAAATAACGCAACTAGCGTTGGTTATGTAGATCCTACTTCAGGCGAGTATGTTAGTGTAACACTTAATGAAGGACAAAGAGATACTTTATATCAAAACAAAATTAACCCTATTGCTTCTTTCCCAGGAAGAGGACTTGCAGTATTTGGTCAGAAAACTCTGAACCCAAGTGCTAGTGCATTAGATAGAGTTAACGTTGCTAGACTTATGGTTTACATCAGAGAAAGACTTGATGATATCGTTAAACCTTTCTTGTTTGAACCGAATGATTCAGTTGTAAGAGCAAATGCTAAAAATACTGTTGATAGACTATTATCACAGTTAATCACACAGCGTGGTTTAGTTGACTTTATCACAGTTTGTGATAGCTCAAACAATACAGCGGCTAGAATAGACAGAAACGAACTTTACATTGACATTGCAGTACAGCCAATGAAAGCAGTTGAGTTTATTTACATTCCGATTAGAATCCAGAACACTTTGGGCTCTACAGCGTAAGACAGTAGTAATACTAAAGAAAGGGCTTAATTGCCCTTTCTTTTTGGGTCTATTAAACTACTGTTTAATATTTTTGCAACGAATATGATAAATAAGTATTAACAATAATCCTATAAATTATATTTAGGATATATGGTTTAGGAGAATAAACAAATGGCAATAGATAACAAAACACTAGATAAATTTGGTGTACCAACAACTGGAGCAACCGGCACCGGCATTTTGATGCCTAAACTCAAGTTTAGATTTAGGGTGATGTTCTATGCAGGATTTGGTAATGGCGCTGAAACATTAGCAATTACACAAAATGTGCAAAACGTTACTAGACCTAAAGTTGCGTATGAAGAAGTAATGATCGATAGTTACAATTCAAAAGTATACGTTCAAGGCAAACATGCTTGGGAACCTATTACGGTTGTAATCAGAGACGACATCAGAAATACAGTAGCTAAGGCAGTTGGCGAGCAGAACAACAGACAGTTAAATCACTTTAATCAAGCGGCGGCGGTTTCCGGTGCAGATTACAAATTTGATATGGCTATTGAAGTTCTAGACGGACAGTCAGCTGATGCAACAGAATCTTGGGCACTAGAAGGATGTTTCATTACTCAAACAGATTACAGTGATTCAGACTACTCAACTAATGAGCCAGTACAGATTACTATGACAATCAGATTTGATAATGCGATACATCAAGATGGTTCAAAAAATACTATTACTGATAACACCCAAGGAATTGGCGGTTTAAGTAGTGATACAACGAAATACACAACTGGCGGATCAACTGGTACCTAAAATATTTAATTTTGTGAGGTTAGACAACTAGCCTCACATATTATTTAAATACTAGACCCACAAGAGGATTTCATGGGAACTATTAATGATATCATATATGACGCGGCCGGTAACATACTTACCGATGCTGTACGCGACTCTCTCGGCATGAGGGGAATGTTCAATGGGTATGCAGGATTCAAAGGGTATGATAGAGACGACTCTCATCCATCACAATACTTTTTAAAAGCACCACAAGAAGCTGACCAATTTAAACCGTCAAACAATCCAGTAAGACAAAAGTTTAATGGTTATGTTAACTTTGTTTTTAACTCAGCTCTATACCCCAATTCAGAACACATGAATCCCTCTGCAGAATTTACAAATAAATTAAGTAGTTTAGTAAGAACAGCTACTATGCCTTCGGCAGAATTTGCCACAGCAGTACAAAATCAATATAATAGAAAACGTATAACAGTTTCATCTGTTGACTATAAGCCTGTACAAATTGCTGTGTTTGACACAGTAGATAGTGTATGGGTTGCTATGTTAATGAGAATGTATGCACATTTATTCACTAACCCTACTAATTTGTATCCCGGCAGTGGTGAAACAAATAAATCTGTTATTGAAAATGATATTGTTCCAGAAATAGTTGCTTCAGGTGATGGTAACGGAACATCGGGTAGTTTTAATAGACCATTTAACAGTAACTCCGCAGGCTTAAATTTACAGCCAGCACAAGAACGTAACTTTATTACTAGTATAGACATTGTACAGTATCATGGAGGACGAGCAATTAAGTATACATTATTTAATCCTATGATAACATCATTTGAAATCGACGGAATAGATTATAGCGATTCATCTGCTAAC